ATTAAGACTTTTATTTAAATGCTCACACACTTTAGAAATGGAAATAGTAAATCAAACTACAGAGGATTTTTCTGGCATGAAATTTTTTAATAAATCTTTACCAAGTAAGATTCCTTTATCAGAATCTTCTTTGAGACCAACAGAATTGTTTGAACCTTTGATGCAGGAAGCTGAAGATATAGGAATTAAAGTTCCACCTAATTTATCTGTTTACGGTTCTAAAACATTAGAGAAAATGGCAGATAAATCTTTCAAATTTGTCCCTCATATACCTACGGAAGAAATAGAATTTGGTAAAGCTTGCATTAAGGAATTTTTTGTAGAATTTAAGGATTTGAGTGACGAAGTTACTATTAAAGGAAATAAGCTTTTAGCCCCGTTAAATAAGGATGCAGTTAATGGATTTGGATATGATAATGATAAAGAAAAATACATAGATATGCAGACAGGAACAGTAACCCCAGATTTTAGGAAAATTATAGATACTTTTTTAGCTAAATGTAATAATGATACTTTAGTTGTAGAAGATTTAGTTTTTTATGAAGCATTAAAAGATGAACTCCGATTAGAAGAAAAGGCTAACAAACCACGCAGTTTTAGAGTAGCTCCATTGCATCATACTTTTTTAGTAAAGAAATTTTTAGGAGAAATTTTTATGCATTGCAAATCAGAAATGTGGAATAACCAAATGGCCATTGGAATGAATCCTTACAAAGATTGGGATAAATTACATAAAATATTGCAGCAATGCGATATCACTTTTGATGGAGATGTCGGTAATTGGGACGGAGGAACTTCTCCTCAGGTTCAAGATGCCGTAGCTGAAGTCGTTTTTTCTTTTTATCGAGGTAAATATCCCAAGGCTTTGAAAAAGCTATTGACATCAATGATTCGAACTTTTGTTTTAATAAAAGAGAAAGTAGCATTAACTACTCATTCTATGCCTTCTGGGTGTTGGGTCACTGCATTTTTTAATTCTTTATATAATAGATTTATTTCAGCTATGGTTTTGTACAGAGAGATGAAAAAGAAAGGCAAAACAGCAACAGTTTCAGATTTTTTAAAATTAACAGACTTTGTTTTAGGAGATGATAAAATTTGCGGTAGTCCTAAAGAGTTTTCAGAATATTTTAATGCAATTACTGTAAAATCATTTTTTAATAGTATAGGGATGAAATACACTGATGGTGAAAAGGGAGAAATTACTTCGCCTTCTAAACCGCTTCAAGATTTATGTTTT